GCGCACCAGCACCTGTATGTGCATCTGCCTGATCGCACGCTGGTCTTCGATGCGTCGGCCAGCGAGGCCGTCAAGCAGTTCATCTGGTTCACGCTGACCAGCACGATCGTGGGCTTCGCGCAGTACCGTGCGCGCAATCTGGTCTGGGCCTACAACCGTTGGCTGGTGGGCGACCCGCAGTCGAGCGCCATCGGCTACCTGACCGGAACGGTGGGCGAGCACTGGGGTCAGCAGGTGCGCTGGGAGTTCGGGACGGCCATCGTCTACAACGAGTCCAAGGGCGTGATCTTTCACGAACTCGAACTCGTCTCGCTCACTGGCCGCGTGGCGCTTGGCAAGAATCCGCAGATCAGCACCAGCTACTCGCTCGACGGTATGAGTTGGAGCCAGGATAAGTACATCACCGCAGGCACCATCGGCAACACCAAGAAGCGCCTGGTATGGTTCCGGCAGGGCGCGATGCGCAACTTCCGCATGCAGCGGTTCCGCGGCGACTCTGACGCGCATCTGTCGTTCATCCGCCTTGAGGCGCGGCTAGAGCCGACAATGTACTGACATGGCCACGTCTACTAGGCTCCAACTCACGCGGGACCAGCTCGCGTCGTTCCTGCAGGATCATGAGCAGATCAGGCAGTTTGAGCGACTGTTTGCTCTCGCTGATTCTCTGCAGCCGACGACGCTGAATGACATCGCAATCGCAGCCGGTAACGCAGACCAGAAGGCTGTTGAGGCACTCAGCCTAATCGCACAGGTTGAGCAAGAATCATCGGTAAATTCAAGTGCTGCCAACCAGAAGGCCGTTGAGGCTCTGGATGCTGTGGCCACGCTGGCGCAAGACGCGGCCGTTCAAAGCACGACGGCAGACCAGAAGGCTGTACAGGCGCTGGATGCACTCAACCGCATTGCCAACGCGCTGGAGTTGCTGGCCACTGCGCCAGTCATCAGGAATGACAATTCTGTAGTCACCGACTACATCGACTTCAACGTCGGTGCGCCTGATTCTGCGGTGAACGTGGGCCGTATCCACTGGAACGGCGGCTACACGCTGAATCTGGACATGACGCCGAATGTCAGCCAGCCCGTCGGCGAAAGCCAGTATTACTACATCAAGGCATCGGCCACAATCACCAAAGGCCAGTTGATTATGTTCGACGGTGCCGTGGGCGCATCTGGCGTGCTGAAGGGCAAGCCAGCCACGGGCGTCACCAATGGCCAGTTGATCATGGGTGTGGCGGCAGAGAGCATTGCCAACAATGACTTTGGATTAGTGTCCAGCTTCGGCTTGGTGCGAGGCTTCAACACCTCCGGCGCGCCCTATGGCGAGACATGGGCCGATGGTGACATCCTCTACTACAACCCGTCATTCGCTGGCGGCCTGACCAAGACGCAACCGATGGCCCCAATTCCGCACATCGTGGTTGCTGCTGTGGTCAACGCAGCCACTGGTGGATCTGGCTCTGTGTTTGTGCGCATTCAGGCCGAGCCGCTTGTCAGCCAGTTGTCGGATGTGCTGGTTTCGTCCATCGCAAATAACGATCTTCTAGTTTACGACAGCACAGATCAGCGGTGGGAAAACAAACAGGCAACTGATATTTTCAACATTGCTGCGTTATCGGCCAACTCGGTTTTATACCTTAACGCAAGCAAAATATTAACGACCAGCACGTCACTGACGTTCAATGGCACCAATTTCGGTATCGGAACAAACTCACCGGGTGAGAAATTAGACGTTGTTGGTGGTGCCGCTAGAGTCTTAAATACAACACTGTCATCGCAACTTCAGGTTCAAAACAACGGTGGACTTCTAATCATTGCCAAGGATAGTTCAACTGGCGGTGCATTTTCAGAAGCGTATTCTTCCAATATCTATTCGGATGGGGCTCGTCCGCTGAGATTTTGGACAGATGGCATTGATAGAGCAAGAATTGATGAAAATGGAAGTTTGTTGCTTGGCGGCACAGCCACGCCAGGCGAAGTGGTTTTCTTCATTTCTGAGGCTTCAGTAGTGCCAGCAAGCAATCCAACTGGCGGAGGCGTGATTTACGTTGAAAGTGGTGATCTGAAGTACAGAGGGCCATCAGGTACCGTCACCACCATTGCAGTCGCCTAAAAAAGGAGTTTTCCATGACCGTCACCGTTAAAGTTCTCGTTCCTCCCAAGCAAATGGAGGCCACGCAGACCACGCAGTACACCGCAACTTCCGTGAAGGCCATCATCGACAAAGCCACGGTGACAAACACGGACACGGTTAACCGCACGTTCAGCGTAAACCTCGTCACCTCGGGTGGCTCGGCTGGCAATGCCAACCTCGTCATCGACGACCGCACGGTGGTGCCTGGTGAGACCTACACTTGCCCCGAGTTGGTGGGCCAGGCAATGGAGTCTGGCTCGTTCATCTCAACCATCGCCAGCAACGCCACGGCGCTCACGCTGCGTGTCAGCGGACGGGAGATCACCTGATGGACTACGCCAAGGCACCCAAGATGATGATCTTCGGCGGCATCCCCGACGAGGAGCCTTTCATCACGGCCAGCGAGAACCGCGAAAACACGCGCATCGCCATCCGCGACTGGATGCTCGGGCCTGAGAAGCCGAGCAACGAGCGCGGCGCGAACAAGGTCTACTGGGTGGCGCTTGGCAAGGCCATGCACGTCAACGAGGCCGAGGCGCGGCGCAGGCGGTGCTCGAACTGCGAGTACTACGACAACAGCGAGGACGCGCAGATCAAGATGGACCGCATCCCTTGGAATGATTGGGACATCGGCGCGGGCTTCCGTGGCTACTGCGAGAAACTCGAATTCGTCTGCCACGACCTGCGCGCCTGCCAGGCGTGGGAAGAGCGCGAAGAAGAGGAAGATTGACCCATGAGCGGGAAGGCATAGAATGACTGCGCTGAGTTCATGGCTACCAGCGGCCCACAAGGACGCCGCTGTGACGCTACCCACGACACTCGCAGAATCATTGACGCCTGCCATCCAGGCCGACCACTTGTCGATCTATCGGCTTGAGGCTGAAATCCTGCGCCTGCCGCAGGTTGATCTGCCCGTCGAGCACGCCTTCTGCAGCGGGCTGTACGCTCGCACGATGCACATCCCAGCCGGCACGGTACTGACTGGCGCGGTTCATCGGGACGAGTCGTTCTTCGTGGTGCGCAAGGGCATCCTGATGGTAACCACCGACGATGGCATTGCGCGGATTGAACCGGGCCACATGAGCGTAACGAGGCCCAACACCAAGCGCGCCGGCGTGGCGCTGACGGATGTGGAGGTCACGACCTTCCACGCAAACCCGGATAACGAGACAGAGCCCCAGGCTCTTTGGGACAAGTACACGGTGCCGGCGCCGTGTGTTGCGCTTGAGGCATCAGCGCAGCCTCTATTGGAGGAAACGACATGACATTCGGACTATCGGCGGCGGCGCTTGGTGCAGTGGCCGTTGGCGGCGCCACGCTCGCCTCTGGCTACATGCAGAGCCGTGCCGCAGGCAAAGCAGCAGACATCCAGGGTCAGGCGGCGCAATCCGGCATTGAGGAACAGCGCCGGCAGTTCGACGAGATCCAGAAGCTGTTGTCGCCCTATGTGGGTGCCGGCCAGCAGGCCATCAGCGGCTTCCAGCCATTCCAGCAGGCTGGAGCTCAGGCATTTGAGCAGCAGCAGGCTCTGGCGGGCTTGCGCGGCCCCGAGGCACAGCAGGCGGCCATTGCACAGATCGAGCAGAGTCCGTTTCTCCAGGCCCAGATTCGGCAGGGTGAAGAGGCGATGCTGCAGCGCGCATCGGCTACGGGCGGCCTGCGTGGTGGCAACATCCAGGCGGCTCTGGCTCAGTTCCGGCCGCAGATGCTGCAGCAGGCCATCGAGCAGCAATACGGCCGGCTCGGCGGGTTTGCTGGCGCTGGGCTAGGGATAACAGAGCAGCTCTATCGCGGTGGCCAGGCTTCGGCAGCCAATCAGGCGTCGGCTGCTGGCGCGATGGGTAGCAACGTGGCCAACCTGCTCCAGCAGCAGGGCGCAGCCCAGGCTGGTGGTGCGCTGGGTCGCACGTCTCCGTTCGCGCAGTTGGGTCAGTTGCCGCTGCAACTGGCGAGTATGAATTACGCACGCACAGGGCAGTTCGGGTTGCCTGGGAATATCTTTGGCGGATCAAGTCAACCAGTCGTTAGCACAGCCTACGACTTTGGTGTTGATCAGGCATTCAGCGACCGCCGTCTAAAGACCGACATCACGCGCCTGTCCACGCGCTCCGATGGTCTCGGCGTCTACCGGTTCCGCTACGTCTGGGGTGGGCCGCTGCACATCGGCCTGATGGCTCAAGAGGTGCAGCCGCTGTATCCAGCCGCCGTGCTGCAGCGCGACGGATACCTCATGGTCGATTACGGCCGAGTCCCTGGAGGTTGATGATGGCAACAGCGTTCGACTACACCAGCGCCTTCGGGCAGCAGGGCGGGCCTTTCGGCGCGCTCTCGCAGGGCCTGCAACTCGGCGCGCAACTGGCGCAGGCCGACCAGCAGACCGCACTCCGCGAAGCCCAGACAGCCAAGATCCAGCAGGAACTTGCAGCCAATCAGGCCAAGGCAGTGCAGCAGCAGAAACTTGGCGAGGCCTACACCTCACTCGTTGACAAGGTGCGCTCTGACACATGGCAGCCTGCTGACTTCCAGGGCGTGGCGCTCTTGGCACCGCAGGCGCAGTCTGAGGCGGCCATCAAGTTCTTCGACACGCTTTCCAAGGATCGACAGGCGCAGGTTCTCTCGTCTACCACGCAGGTCATGGCGGCCCTTGGCAGCAAGAACCCAGAGATCGGCGTTGACCTGTTGAATCGGCGCGCTGAAGGTTTCCGCAAGCGAGGCGACGAGGGTCAGGCTAAATTCCTGGAAACTCAGGCCAAGCTGGCTGCGATTGACCCGGCGCTAGTGGTCGCCACCCTAGGAGATACCCTGATCGGACTCCCAGGCGGCAAGGAAGCGATTGAGTCGCTGGCTAAGAGGAATGAGGACCGCAGGGCCGCAACACTGGCTCCGTTCAAGCTGCGCGAGCAAACGGCCACGACTCTCATCAAGGAAGCCGAGGCAAAGTTGGCGCCGGAAAAGCTCGGCGCTGACCTGAACCTGACGAATGCACAGATTGAGCAGGCCAAGGCAGCACGCCGTGCCTCCGATGCTGCGGCGGCAAAGTCTGGTGCAGATGCCGTTCGGGCTCGCGCAGAGGCGAATCAACTTTCTGCCGGCATCATCCCGGCGGACAAGCGCCCAGAGGCCGAGAGCAAGTTCCGCAGGGAGTACAGCGACCAGACGAAGGGATACCAAGAGGTCAAGTCGGCCTATGGCCGCGTCCTGGCGTCTGATGATACTGCCGTCGGCGATCTTTCGCTGATCTTCGGCTACATGAAGATGCTGGACCCTGGCTCTGTGGTGCGCGAGGGCGAATTCGCCACGGCACAGAACGCGGCAGGCGTGCCTGAGCGAATCCAGAACATCTACAACCGCGTCGTTAGCGGGCAACGGCTTTCTCCTTCGCAGCGTTCATCGTTTAAGGGTCAAGCCGGCAAGCTGTACGAAACGGCACAGACGCAAGAGGGCCAGGTGCGTCAAGGCATCGAGCGCATTGCCAAGGGCTACGGACTCAACACGGCCAATATCTTCTACACCCCAGCGGAAGTAATGCCTACGGCTCCTGGGCAGCCAAAGCCGGCTGCGCCTCCGCCGCGAACTGGAGCCCAACCTGCTGGTGGTCAGCGCAACGTGACGGTGGACTTCTAACATGCCGTACTCCATCACCACCAAAGACGGCATCACGATTCAGAACATCCCGGACGATGTTGCGCCGGATGCTCCCGAACTGAAGGCGCGTGTCGCTCAGATTCGGGCAGCTGGTGGTGCGCAGGCTGTGGAGCCGGCAAAGCCAGAGACAACCGCGACGGGTATCGGTGGGGCTGTCACCAGAGGACTGGCACTGCCTGCTGCTGGCGCGGCGCTTGGCGCGGCCGTGGGCGCTCCTATAGGTGGAGTTGGCGCCATCCCTGGAGCTCTTGCAGGCGGCGCTGCGGGTGTGCTGGCTCCGTTGATTGGCGACCCCATCGTGGGCACCGTCAACCGGCTGCTGGGCACCAAGTACACGATGCCGACGCAGGCCATGGAAGACCTGCTGACGCGCATCGGCGTAGCGCAACCGAAGACGGAGGCGGAGCGCATCGTTCAGGCCACGTCCGCAGGCGCTGCGGGCGCTGGAGGCATGGCTGCGCTGGGACGCACAGTTCAAACCCTGGCGGGCCAGGCGTCCCCGGTGACGCGTGAAGTGGGCCGCATGCTGGCAACTCAACCGGCCACGCAAGTTGCTGGTGGCGCAGGCGCAGGCCTCGCAGGCCAGGCGGCGCAGGAAGCAGGAGCTGGGCCTCTAGGGCAGATCGGAGCTAGTTTGGTGGGAGGCGTGGCCGGCGCTGCCGCAGTGCCACGGCGCACGCCTATGCCTCGCATCACTGGTACTGTGGAAGAGGCCACCCAGCGCGGAATTCCCGTGCTGACGTCTGATGTGATGCCGCCCGAGACATTCATGGGTAAGGCCGCGCAGCGCGTTGGTGAGCGCATCCCACTGGTCGGCACTGGCCCGACACGGGCAGCCCAGCAACGAGCCAGGATTGAAGCCACACGCGATTTGCTGCGACAGTATGGCGCTGAGGATGTGGCGAACGTCAGCGATGACGTGATGCGCGATCTGGCCAACAAGCGGGCGGCCGACCTCAACAAGTATTCAAGCCTGAAGAACGAGGTGATTGACAGGCTGGATGCGGCTGGCCCAGTGCCGGTGCCATCAGCCACGCAGGCCATTGATTCCAAGGTGGCAGAGCTGCAAGGCCTTCGGTCTGAGCAATACACGCCGATCATCAACGTGCTGCAAGACTGGAAGGCAAGTCTTCAGAACCAAGGTCTCAGCAACGTTGAAACCTTGCGCAAGCAGATTGGTGAGGCGTTCTCTGCGCCTGAACTGGCGTCAATTCGCACTGCCGGGGAGAAGGCGCTGTCCAGCGTCTATGGACCGCTTAAGCAGGACATGGAGGCCTTCATCACAGCCACCGGCCAGCGCCGTGATGTGACGAAGTGGAAGCTGTCAAACAAGCGGCTGGCCGATCTTGCCGGCGAGCTGGACATGGGCGCGCTGAAGTCTGTTCTGCGCTCTGGTGACGTCACGCCTGAAGTGGTTGATCGTCTGCTGTTCAGCAAGAAGCCCAGCGAGGTAAGCCAGCTTTACTCTGGCCTGACGCAGAGCGGACGCTCCAACGCCAGAACGGCCATCCTGTCGCGTGCTGCCGAGAAGTCCTACTACCAGTTGGAGGATGGCACGCGCATGTTCAGCCCTGAGAAGTTCAACGCTGAGATCAAGCGGCTCCAGCCTCAGATCGGCGCGTTCTTCCGTGGCGATGATCTGAAGCAGGTCGAAGGCCTTTCTCGCGCCCTGACGCTGACGCGCAGATCTGGCGAGGCTGGCGTGGCCACTGCTACTGGCCAGGAGGCTGTGCCATTTGTGGCTGGCGGCGTGCTGGCCGATCTGCTGGGCACGATGGGCGCGACCATCGCGGCGGCTGGTGGCATCGGAGCCACGGCCCGCCTGTATGAGTCTGCACCAGTGCGCAATCTGATGATCCAATTAGGACGCACGGCCCCAGGCAGCGCAGAACAGGCTGCACTCGCCAAGCGTCTAACATCCGTCATCCAAACACAATCCGAGGCGCTGCAAGGCGCCGAAGAGAATCGTCCCCGACTGATTCTTGACTGATCACCCCAGGAGCCCCAACCATGACCGCGCTCGGCTTTTGCACATACGAACACACCCGTGTAGACACGGGCGCTGTGTTCTATGTTGGCAAAGGCCGCGCTCGACGTGCGTCTGAGACATTCAATCGGAACATCCATTGGAAACGCACGGTTGCAAAAGCTGGCGGATTTTCAGTTCGTGTTGTGGTCGACTCTGTTGATGAGGAACTTGCGTTTTTGGCTGAAGTAGAGCGTATAGACCAACTGCGCAGGATTGGCGCCAAGTTGTGCAACATGACTGATGGTGGTGAAGGCGCGTCTGGGTTACGTGCCAGCGACGAAACGCGCCTCAAGCAATCCGAGAAGTGCCGTGGCGCTTTGCATCCGCAGTTTGGAAAGCCAAAAAGCGAATTGACAAAAGCAAAGTTGCGAGCAGCAAATGTTGGAAAAACATTGTCGCCAGAAACAAGATCAAAGATAGGCGATGCTATTCGCGGTAGAAAAGAAAGCATTGAGACGCGGGAAAAGAAGAGTCTTGCATTGGTAGGGCGTGCAGGCGCAAAACCAAGCGAAGCAACGCGACGCAAGATGAGCGAAGCGAGAAAGGGAAAGCCAAAGAGCGAAGCTATGCGCAAAAAACTTGGCGACTCAAGACGAGGCGTCCCGCATCCCATGACAACTTGTAACCATTGTGGCAAATCCGGCAGCGTGTCAAATATGGCGCGCTGGCACTTCAGTAACTGCAAGCGGAAGGAATCCTAAATGTCTGCTCTCTCTATATCTGCACCGTTCCCCATCTTCACCGACATCGACGGCCAGCCGCTCGAAGACGGATACGTGTTCATCGGCACGGCGAATCTGAACCCGATCACCAACCCGATCACGGTCTACTGGGACGCAGCGCTGACGCTGACCGCAGTGCAGCCGATCCGAACGCTCGGCGGCTACCCGATGAACTCGGGCACGCCTGCGCGGCTGTACGTCAATTCGGACTACAGCATCCAGGTGCAGAACAAGAACGGCTC